CAAAAAACACAGGAATCTTTTCGTGTGCATTGGTTTGGCGCTCCGCATAGATGACTACAGAATGATTGATAATGATAAGTTTCCACACTTGCGGAGTGTTAGGAGCTGGGACACGGAGAGAGAAATCACTAGGAATCAGGCGGACGTATTCCACTGATACTTCATATAATCCACGGTAGTTAATGGATTGGGCATTTTTACGGGAATAATTTCCCATGCCAACCCAACCCATCCAATCAATGGAATCAAGAGTTTCCGGATCGAGGAAGGAATCAGGATTTAACTGAGGAAGGTAATAGGATGCGCCGTATGCACCACCTTCCAAGGAACCTTGCACTCCGAGAAGGGAAGGAGATTCAAATGCTGGGACAATGTTCTCAACTATTTTTGTATCCAGGGAGGCAATGTAGGATTTCAGCGCGGTTCGTGACATCAACATTGTGTGGCCAACAAATTCTCCTTTAGTAGGAATCTCATAGGGCTCACACCGGGAATCAAAGTAGGTATTATAGGGGTCCCAACGCTTTAATACATTCCCTTGCCAAATGATTTGCTTAGGTTTACCTTCCGCACCACTTTTGAATGAGAGATCAGTTTCAATTGCGGCGGTTGCAACCCGGGCCCAGGAAACTTCAATTGCGGATAGGTTATATTTAAAACCATCTTGGAAGAAAAGAAGGAGTTCCCTCGCCCAACTTCCCCGTACGGAATTCTCTTCAATTACCGCTTGCAGTTGCATTGCAGGATCTTGGTAGATTGGATCAGCAATCACACCAAACAAGGGGTAATCAGTTAAGAACACAGCGGCCTGGTAAGCAACTGCTGCCTTAACCTGAGGTTTAATAATTGGTATGGTGATGTTCTGGAACTTGTTTGCATCACCATAGCGGTTAGCAATCTTGGCCCGGATATTCTCGGTGGTAAGGTCTTGTTCCCGGAGATAGGCAAGATCAATATTCCGCATCTGATCTTTTAATCGCCATTGCCTTTCCACTAGGGTTGAGACAGTGCGGTGATATTGGATTAACCCTTCTTGGGCTAACTTGGGGATGTAGAGAGCTTCTGTGGCTGCCATGATTTTCCAGTTATGGTTTGGTTTTGCCGAACTCGGGATTACGAGAAACAAAATCTACGATTGCTTTGACTACAGGGTCTGTGTCAACTTTAGGCACCTTGGCAGGATCCGCTATGAGTTCTCCTAAGGGAACATCATAATAATCATACGGAACTCTGTGAGCCTTCTTTGGATTAAGAAAAAGTTCTTGAACTGCGCGAGCCTCTGCTTCCCCAGCAATATTCATGTAATTCTGAAATGCATTGGTTTCAGCCCAATTGAGAGCATTTCTATTGTCTCCAATCATGGCCAGAATTTCATCGGTTTGGACTGCGGACTTACTTTGGCGAGCATCCACATTCCTAAGAACCTCTTTAGCTTTATCAAATCCTGCGCGGTCATTGAAGAACATCCCAGAATTGCCACCTTGGGGAAGCATATATTCCTGTTGGATGGCATGTTGTGTTTCGTGGAGCAGGACGCTAAGAAATTCTTTTTCCGATTTATTGGCGTCCATGAATATCTTGTTCTCGGAAGGAGAATATGCGCCCCCACCGTAACCACCAAAAGTAGCAGATACTGGAATGTCCTTAAGTCCTGGAACTCGCTTAAACAATTCTGGGTGATCTAAAATGTCCCCGAGAGTTCTTTTGTCCCACATGCCCAGATCAAGCAGTTGTGTGGGGCCTTCTGGGGAAATAAATCCACCACCTCTGCGAGTAACTAAACCCTCTCCATAGTTAAGTTTTGCGCCCGCATCACTGATAACTGCACGCATCCTGGAATCAACAATTCCTGGGAATATGCCAGTACTTTCAAATACAGTGGAAACATCCCTACCAGAATCAAGCAGTTTTTGGGCCTCGGCCACTTGCCTAAAGGTTTTCCCAGCCACTATTGCAGGCACAATCACCGCAGTACTGGAGATAGGATTAACCATACTTCCAATCAGCTCATCCACACCTCCAGCACCACTCTTAGTTTTAATGCCAGTCATCTTTTCAAATAACTGCGCACTGCGATCCTTTTCTCCCAGAGTAGTGGTATCTCCAGCGAGTTTATCAGCAACATCCATTAAGAAGCCAGGAAGATCAGTAGTAACAGCTTTTGCCATACCGGTGAAGAAGTTCTTAACACTGGCGCGGCGCTCCTCACCACTTTTTTCAACTATCTTAGTTACTTCTTCATTGGTAAGTTTAGCCATGTTAGGAACCTCGCACACCAAGTTTAAGTTTTATGTATTCCCAAAGTGCATAACCGATTGCAATGACGCCGGCCCAGATTATGCCAGTAAGAGTTTTCTCAATTACTGCGGAGCGAAAGGATTCAATGCGGCCTTCTCTCTTAATTGCAAGGCGCACCCAACGAGTCTCATCCTCAGTAAGTGCATGTTGCCGGATACTTTCAGTTACTACTGATTTCACCAGAAGTGCAATACGGAGGTCCTCAGCAGTTTTGATTTGCTCATCCAAACGTGCTTCTTGGAGATGCAACAAGTTTTCGGTACCTCCCATTTTATGCTCCATACATCCTTAAGGAGTGGTTAGAATGGAGATGTTTCCATTTCGGAGCGGATTGGGAGAGCACCAAATTCTTGCAAATTAATGGTGAGGCCAGAGAGAATGTATTCGCCATAAAGTTCAATTACCTTAGGAGCGTAGGTTAAAAGATCCAGGATGCCGTCAGTATTATTGGTTTTCAGATAATTAAAAGAAGTGATTTGTGAGAATATTTGGGGCCGCACAGCTCTTGTCATGTATATCTCACCAGCTAAAAGACTTTTAAACATGGAGAGAATACGAGAGTTCTTGGAGGCGGAACCAGAATAAAGATCCACACAATTAATTCCGATAATACCTTTCTGCTGGCATATGAAATTAAACCAATACAAGTGGGAGTATTGGTATGCATTTGACTCAACTGCTACGAGGGAACAGTTGTATTTGAAGCACAGTTTAAGCGCTTCGGAAATAGAATCACCTGGGGATAGGCGACCTTCAATTAATTCCCTGCATACGGGCTTACCATCCCATATCTCGAAATATCCTAATGAGACCGCATCAGCATTTGCTTTATCAGTTGCTGGATCAATGATTATGTAATTTCCTTGGTGTATACCACCGGAAGCGATTTCATCTTCAAAGGGGCAATCTGGAATCTTGGAAATATCAATTGTGTTATTTACAGATGCGTTCTCATCATTTAACACTTCAGCATAGAAAACCTCGGGCCGCCCCATGCTAAGGTCATTTTCAAATTCCTTAAGCAACTGCGCGATTGGTTGGAGATCCTCCCACAAGGAAGTTCCATCAGCAAGTATTCCACCTGCGATGAATTTCATCCAGGTTGGGTTATGTTTCAGTTTCCGAAGCAGGGAGTGCTTGGTGGGGTACATGTTAGCAATGAATATGAATAAGCAGCCCTCAGGGGACTTAGCTTTCATTGCAGTACCAATCATCCAGGTCTCTAAGTTTCCAGATACAACTTCCGAATCCGCATCCTCACGAGTTTGGATGTCATCAAATATCATAATATCCGGACGCACGTTCTCAAGGGTTATGCCACGAATATCACTTCCGGAACCTGCACCCATAAGAATAATATTTCGGCCTCGGAATCCAAATCGTTTGAGATCCTGGCGATCCGATTCCTTTCCTAATGCCCAATCTCCAAATACTCGCTTAATATTTGATTCATTAAGCATACCCATAATATCAGCAATGATGTTATTTGCCTTGGTTTGGGTACCACAAATTATTAGGATGAATTGTTTCTTGGTAAAGAGAATGCAGTACAGAATGAAGATTTTTATGAGCATGGTTTTTCCGAACCCGCGAGGCAAGCCAATTGCGAGTTGGGAAAAATCACGTGTTTTGTGCACATAAATAAGCAACCAGGCCCAGATTTGTTTGAATACTGGAGGGAATAAGTACTTGAAAACAAGAGGAAGTGCAAGAGCGGCCAGGAAATCTAATGAATTCTTGGCATTTTCCTGCACCTCGGCAGTTTTAAATGTTGCTTCCCGGTAAGTTTCAGGCTCACCCACATTTTCCTGTACATTTGTGGGGGAGTCATCCAATCCAAGTTGCGCTGCAAGGGGAAGTTTTGAGGAAATGCTCATAGGAAAATGGTTGAGTTATTTAGTGGACATGCGAGCAAGCATAACCTGCATACGCAGGAGGTGTTCTTTAGCTGCTTCCTTGTTCTTAGCGGCAAGAGCTTCCTTTTGCATCGCTACAGCACTTGCTTTAGCTGCTGCGGTTTGTAACATTTTCTGCTGGAGGGGGGAGAATTGGGACATTTTGAGCCTTTTGGTTGTTAAGGAGGGTACGCATTGATCCGGATTGTACAGTGATGAGGTCCTGTTGTCCAGCTTTAATTACTTGGTTTGCGGAATTAACTGTAAATTGGTTAATAATTTGAATTGGCATGATAAGTTGTACAGCTTCCTGGGAATTAGTTATGGATTCAGGAGCGGATTGGCCACGACGTTTTGCGCTATTTACAATTTGATAAATCCGTGCAATTTCCAGGGGGCGCATCAGGAATGGGATAAGATCCTCAAGTTTTTGCAGTAACTTATCTTCTAGAGAATCCGCTTTGCTATCCCGTTCGGAATGTTTTGCAAGATTCACAAACCGTAATTCAGCGACGCGCTCCGCAAAATCCGGTGTGGATAAGAGCTGGGAAATGCGAGATGTGGTGATTCCTAATGCGGCGGCTGTATGTTCTGGGGACACACCTTTACCTAAAAGTGCAAGTGCTCTTTCCTCAGTGGAGTTTGGATTGCTCATAAGAATGCCAGAAATGTGAAAGTATGCGTAAGTATGCGCGAGCGCAGGGATTCTAACATGTGGGGATTGTAGCGAGTGTGGAATTTTTTGGAAAAAATTTAGGAAAATGGGTTGGTGTGTTTAGGATAGGGCAGGCAGAAAAACCCAAAAAAGCCCCTACCCCCACCATCTTGTTAGTTAGTGCGTACTTACTTGCATGTATGTGTGTACTCACTAGCATAGGTGCTGGAGGGATTGCTTGTTACACATTGTTACACTTTTCTAGTTGCTTTTGTGGGAGGGTTAGGTTACAGTTCATTTGTTGGTTTGGTTGTTGTGTTTAGTTCTAACTGGAGTCTAGTCATGAGTGGTTTTGTCTATCTGGTGCTGTGGGTCAATGGTGATGATGGCCTTGCATGCGAAGTTTGTGATTCGCGGAAATCTGCGGAAGCAGTGGCAAAACAATTGCGCGCTAATAATCGTGATCCTTGGATTGAAACTAAGGCTGTGCGCACAATCGAATTTGCGGATATGCTGTAAATAACCATTCCATTGATAAGGGTATGACATTGGAACTAGTTTCCGTGTTATGATTCTTATCAATGGGTTGATTCTTTCACTGTAGGAGGATGGTATGGATGATTATGGGAATGATCTGATGTTGTTTTGGGCGAGTGATTTGCGTTTGTTGCTTGCATCGGACCAATCAATGGGGGCTTATGGTTTTTGCCCCTTTGTCGGCAAACAATGTTTTATCTGGGCCGCTGTCGATATCTAACCCCAATTCATTGCCCTAGCCCTACAATGTAGGGTTATACAATGGGTTGATGCTGTATCAATTCCAGAATGCCGCAAAGCGGTAGGAGCCTAATCATGTCATTGCCCGGTGGATACCCTGTTCAAATTCAGGCGGATAATTCCGATGCGGCCGATTCTCAGGTGCAATGCATGTGCCATGTGTTTGATGTGCATGGATTGATTACTGTGCGAGATGCGCTGCAAAAACAATACTTGCATGTTGTTGCATGGGATGTTGACGGGAATCAAGTTTCCCTGTATGATAATCGGTGAGTAGTTTCTGATTTCATCGCCGTATGCTCTCACAATGGGGGCATATACGATGCAATCATGCATCAATCAATCCATTTTTGGAGAGCCTAATCATGTCCAATGTTTCCCGTGCCCATGATGTCATTCCTTTTGTTGCAGGCAAGACTGCACCACTGGCCGATCAACGGCTTGCCAAGGTGGGATATAAATCCACTGCCAAGAATCCCGCCAAGTTTGCGAGTGTGGCGGTTTCCGTTCCGTATTTCCCGGCGGATACTGTGCATGCAAACCTCACGCAGCTCTTGCCATACATCTGCAATATGCTGGAGAATGTGCAGGATTCTGTCATTCGCTCTTTGTATGAAAACGCCAGTGGGAAACTGAGTGTTGTTACTGATGATGACATCTCAGTTAACGCATGCATTGCATTCTTGGAAGCGGAAGCGGCTGGTG